TGCCGTCCAACCCATACCGCTATGGTTTGAACAATAATAATAAAGTGTTGGTGCTCCTGAGGCAACAGTAATTTGAGTGTATGCCCCAGAACTACCTGGAGTCCCGTTAGTAGTAACTCCTGTTGTGTATTCAGAACCTCCTCCATGTGTGCCATTGGCAGTTGTTGAAAACCTCAACGGATGTCCACTATTACTCGAATCCGATTGGTCAAACTTATATGTTTCTCCTTCATTTAAACTCAAAGTTACATCTGCTGTAGCAGTAGAGCCATTGATCGCAAATTTATTTGAAGAACCAAAATTATAATAAGGGTGATTAGAAGGATTGCCACCCACTACTGTTACTGTAAAAGTTTGCAAAGCATTAGTAACATAAGGACTACCTAGTGCAGATGTACCAGCTTGACCAGTAACTGAAACACTTTCCGTTATATTTCCAGATACAGTTATTGTTCCTAAATACGCTGTGATTAGTTGTGAGTCTAAAGTTTGAGAGACGGTATTATCATTTTCAAGAACACTTAAAGTTCCCACAGAAGAAGCTATCTGAAAACTACTTAATATCCTACCTATAGGATCAGAAGTCGTGACTACTTTACCTAGTCCAACTTCTTTATCGTTATCTGGTCTTGGTTCTCTTAATGCTTCTGGGTCTATAACATGCCTGATTGGGTCAAGTTGTGGGTGTTTTATTTCATAACAAGTGGGACATGTTTTTAACCCATTCCACTCAGTTTTTAACTCTGGGTAGTCGTATACAAAACCACATCTATCACATTGTGCTTTTGAAAACTTACCACTTGCGTAAGCCATTAGAAATTACTCCTAGTAGGAGTAAGCATCACAGAAGCTCTGTTCCTATCCTCCTCTGATGCTAATTTAAAATCTTGTTCGTATTGTGCTTTTAACAAAGTTGCTTTTTCGGGGTTTTTCTTTAACGCTATGTAATAAGCTAACCCACTTGCCATGCACGGCATAAACCTTGATGGTACTTCTGGGTCTTGTGCTGATGCTGAAACATCATCTATTCTTTGTATTCTGTAAGAAACAAATTTATATGTTGTTGCACTGTCTGGTGTTGGCCAAACACTTAGTACTGGTGTTGTTTGTCTATCAATAAAATACTGAGTAGGTCTTCCTGTACTTGCTTTATTAGGTATGTTGAGATATTCTGACCTACCTATATTAGTTATTTGTAGGTCTGTTTGTGTGCCGTTTGAGGCTACTTGACGTATGACAGCAGAAACTATATCTAAATCATAAGAATTTAGAGTATAACTTGAAGTTCCTGCAACTAAATCTAAACTGACTTGTTCAATAGTCCAAAGGTTTACACCTCTGTTTGACCAATCAGCAAACATAATGTTGAGAGATCTTCTCGCAGTTTCTGCGTCATAACCTGTTTTGACTTCTAGTCCTGCTAACTCATATGCCTCTTCTATAGCGTCTGCTATACTGAGGGAAAAAGTTTTAGTTCCAGATGTTGCCATACTTAGCTATATGATTTTATACAATGTAAAACAATCATATATGAATCACCACTACTTGCTCCAGTTGTGGTTAGGTTTAAATCACCTGTTTTACCACTACCAGAAGTATTTTGTAATCCACCAAAAGGGCTAAAGTCTAAAACACCATCAGAACTTGGATTAAGCTCAACACAGAGAGTATCAGTAGAAGCGTCCCACAGTAATCCTATTTTAGTAAAACCTAAAATACTGTAATACACTCTAAATAATTTTACTCCTGTACATGCAGCTCCATCACTTTTCCTAGCTGTAAGTCCACTTACATCTACTTTAGTCACAGCACTTTCACCAGTGCTATCACTAACATTGGTAAGTTGTACTATAAAGTCTTTATCGCCGTCTAAGACGGTTTTCGATGTTACGGTATCAGCCATAGTTTACTCCTATTATGCGTCAGCGAATGGAGTGACTAAAGTTCCTGAACCTAAAGTAATACCTTCAACGGCATACTTGGCAGAAGCTAAAGCTGTCACTGTTATTATACTTCCTGCAAGACCACCTTTAGTGGAACCGTTTAAAGTAATAACATCATTAGATGCTCCAGATATAAAAGTTTTACCTGTAGCATTATTTACACCTGTGTATAAACCACCTACAAACTTATCTGTACCATCTGTTAAGACGTCCATATCAGTTGCAGCAGTGACTACGACAAAAGTAAATGTAGCCCCTAAATTATTTAATTGATTAGGGTCGTCATCCGCTCCTGGAGCAGTAGCTACGATACTTGGTAAAGTAAATTTACCGTCAGCATCATTACAAAGTAGAACTTTGCCTGCGTGTGAATCTACAGTTAAAGTAGTGTCAGCTGTTAAACTAACAACATTAGCATTACCTGCAGATATAAAACCAGCAAGAGATCTTACTGGACCTGAGAATGTTGATTTTGCCATAATTTCCCTCCTTAGGAAATATGTTCTATAGTCTCGGCTTGTCTGCTAGGTCAGTCTATAGAACAAGTTAATAACCTAGATACAAGAATTCTATACTGTTTTTAGACCAAAAGAAAGGGAAGCCGAAGCTTCCCTAACTTTTATCATGGAGATATGATATTAGGATTATGCTCCTGGGGAACCGTACATTCCTCTCCAGTCACTAAATCCGAAAGAATATCTTTCTCTAGCTTTGTATCGAACATTACCAGTTTCAAAATCACCTTCCATTCCAGTAGTCATTGCAGCTCTTTCGAAGTGCTTCATACCGTTAGGAGAGTCAGTTTTGATAAAGAATGCGTCAGCATCTGTTAAGTAATGGTTCACTACATAACCTTCAGGTAACATACCCATATTTCTCAATGAGTTTATGTCATTGTCAGAAGTACCTACTCTACCAGGAGAGTTTAGTATTCTGTCAGCAACAAACTGTAACTGAGGAGGTATGATTAACTTTCTAGCTTGAACGTTGACTTTAATGCCTCTTTCATCTTTAAAAGCAGCAATATCAATCATCGCATTTTCTAGCGAAGTTTCATTCAGGTCAGCAGCTGTGCTTGGTTCATTAGACTGATCACCTGCACTTAGTGTAGGGTGGTCAGTAGTTAATAATGGTTTTCCGTCGCCTCCTGGGAAGGAAGTTGAGAAAGCATTATTAAGAACATTCGCAGCTTTGACTTGTTTAGTAGTCGCCATTGAACGTGCTAAAGCTTTAGTGTATCTTGAAGAAAGAGAATCGTAGAGATTATCTTCGATTGCTTCTTCTGTCAACGCAAAAGCTAACGCAACAGTTTCGTGAGAGTATCTAGAAGTGAAAGTTTCTTGTGCTGTGTCGTATGTCACTGCTGCACCTTCTCCTTTAGTCGGAGCTTGTGCGAAACCAGATAACATTACTTCTTCTTCGAAAGCTCTTTCCGAAGTTTCAGTATCGAAAATTTCAGCATGTTCATTTTCAAATCTGTTATACTCTAAACCAAAAAGTGCATTCAGTCCAGGTTCGAGTTCTTTAACTAATTGAGCTCTGTTTATAGCCATCTATATCACCTTTTAGTCGTTACCGAACGTTGAAGCAGGGAATACAAAATAACCTCTAGCGTATTGACCAATTGAGTTGTCAGGTCTTTCGACGAAACCAACTTGTTTAGCAATACCACTATTAGTAGTAGTAGTCACACCTTCTTTCGAACGGTTGTTGTTAGTATCACCTGCAGTCGTAGAGATTGTATGTACTTTCCCTATATCAGCTTGAGTTGGAGTACCTGTGTACTGTGCCTCATATGCGATATCAGGGTCTGTATATACAAATGCTTTAGCGTCTGCAGAACCTTGTGTAGCTGTAGTCGATGGCCATTTTCTTGAGAAAACGATTTCACCGTTTGTAGCTGTATACTCTACACCATAAAATACACCTAGAGGAGCATCAGTAGCCCCACCTTGAAGAACGTATCCAGAAGCAAGTTTAACAACGTCACCAGCGAAGATGTCGCCAGTTGCACCACTTTGGATAGCAAACTCAGATGGTCTGATAGTCCCCCCAGACATGTGATATGCTGGAGTAAATCCGTTAGGATCGTTTACATTTGCCATTTTTTACCTTTATATATGTAAAAATTAAAATTACGGCAATAAAAAATTAACTTTCTTTATTACCACTTCCAAAGGTAACTCTGGTTTGTCTATTGGGTTTTTCAATAGGCATTACAGGGTTACTTTCTCGCATTAAATTATGATCAACAGCATTCATTTGATCAGCAGACATATTTTCATAATACTGCCTTCTTTGATTTACTGTTTCCTCAGGTATTTTAGCGAGGATAAGCCCACCAACACCGATAACACCAGCATGTCTACCGTCTTCTACAGTTGGAGCTTCAAACTCAGGGTGATCTTCTGCTCTCACAGGTTCAAACCCTTCACGAATACGTTTAGACATATTCGCTTTGTCTTCTTGCCCTACCATAGATTCACGTATCCATCTGTATACATATCCATCAGGTGGCTCAGGTGCGTCTAATAAAGACGGAGGTCGCCATGGTTTCGCACGAACTGTTTTTTCTCGTGACTCTGCAGCTCTTGGAGTTCTAGCTGATTTGGTATTTTCTTCCATTTTTACTCCTACGTTTTCACGTGTTTAGCGTATTCTTCAGGTGACACACCAAGTCTCTTCGCTATTGAGAGTTGGCTCGGTGTCAACCGAACGGTGCGTGCTTTTTTGGTTGACCTTGCCCCCTTGGAAGACACGGCTACTACATCTTGCACGTTCTTTTGTGACGCATTACCATCAAATTTATGAGGGAATGTATCAGCAATTCTTTTATCTAACTCTGAGTAATAATCGTCAGAGTTTGGGTCAAAACCTTCTTCTCTTATAAGTTGGTTATGAAAAGCGAAAGCAACACTTGTCATAGCGACGTCTTCACCAAACCACTTATTTTTAGAAGCCCAATTAACAGCTTTAGGATCTGGTTCAGGAATCGGTTCCTGAGAAGGTTGAACAACTTCTTGAGTATTTCCAACAACTGTTTCAGTTTTAGTTTCATCTACTTCTGGTTTTACCCTATTTAAACTTTCTTGCTCTACTGCCAAAGTGGCTAATGCTTTTTGAGCTTCAACGATTTCTTTTGAATCGTTCATCTCGTAAGCCTGTTTTAACCTGTTTTCAGCAGAAGCTAGTTCAGAACCAACTCGAGCATTGTACTCATCATAAAGGTTTTTATCCTTAAGTGAAAGTTTTTCTTTAGTAGTGGATAGCTCACCTTGAACATTTTGTGCATATTCAATGGCAGCTTTTTCTCTCCTTTCTGCTTCCCTGACCTTATAAGTAAGTTTATTGATACGTTTTTGTACCGATTCACTATACTCTTCGATCTCATCAGCATCGGATGATGCTTCTTGTGTTTCAGTAGTTTCTACTGATATTTGTTGTTCCTCTTGAACAACATCATTATTTTCGTCAAGAGTCACTTCCAGTGATTCTTCTTCTGTTTGCACGGTTTCTACCATGTTATACCTCTTTTGGTTGCGTGATTATTTACGAGCTAGAAAGAATATCCTCAGGATTTTCTATTCTTGCCAATATTTCATCATCGTTTAATAAACGCAAGTCTCCGCCATCAATTTTGATACGAGCACCTGCGTACCTGCCAAAAATAACCCAATCTCTTTCTTGACACCATGGTCCTTCTGGAAATTTATTGCTATCTTTGTATGCATCTGGTCCCAATGATACTACGAAACCAACATTAGTAGCTAGTCTTTCTTTCTCTAAAGTTTGGTTTGCCAGAATAATGCCACCCTTACTTGTAGTTTTAGGGGTGAACGGTAGTATTAATATCCTATACCCTGTGGGTTTAGGTAATTTCTCTGTAAGAGATTCATCCTCAGTAATTTTTTCTGCGGTGTACTTCTCTTCTTCAGGTTGTTTCATTTTACCTAAATTATCTACCACATCAGGTAATACTTTAGGTGTGCCTTCGCCAAATGATTTAGTTTGATCAACTTCCATCTTTTTGCTCCTCTCTGCCTTGCAGGTCTATTATTAAAGATTCAGCGAAATTAAGACCTGATATTTCGCCTACTATTTTTTTGTAATCTTCCATATTCTTGATTCCACCAGCGATAAGAGTATTTTCTAATTGTTCTCTCCTATCCCTGAGGTTTCTAAGAAACCTTTCTATGAGTACTATAGCGTCCAACTATGTACCAACTTTTTTCTGAGCTTTCTTATGTGCTTCTGTAAAAGTAGATCCACGTTTCATCATATTTGTCATACTGACCATGTGTTTTTTAGTATGATGTTTAGCGTGTTTTTTCATAACATCTTGTTGCCTTTTATTAAGACTCGAGATGTCAACTCCCTTTACCGTAACCTTTTTCTTTTTATCTGTCATTAACACTTCCACTGTCTTCTAGACCAATAATTTGCCTTAGTTTTATCACTCCCCATACTTTTGCTCCTGGCACAATAAGATTTTTTTCTTTTCTTATTTCCTGGATGAGCACCTAAGTTTGGATCCCCAAAAGTCACTCTTACTACCCTTCCGTTTGAGTTTTTCACAAAAACTTCCCTCGTCTTTTTTCCATATCCAGGTTTCCCTTTAGATATTCTTCTGGGTTTATTAAGAGTGACCTTTTTGCCTTTATATTCAGCCATTATTTCTTTTTCTTTTTAGAAGTTTTCTTTTTAGGTTTTTTAGCAGTTTTTGCTGCAGCTTTAAAATCAGAAGCTTTAGGTGCACCTTTAGCCCCTTTCTTACGCATTTTTTTACCTTCTGCACGTTTTTTATTAATGTTGTAGTAAAGCCCTTTTTTAGCTGTTCTACCATCTTTGGTTTTATGCGTTTTCTTCATTACTTCTTCTTCTTTTTGTTCTTTTTCTTCATTACTGGTTTAGGTTTTCTTCTCATTGAACCTGGCATTATACACCTCTGCTGTCTGTGTCACTTTTTCTAGTCTCTTCGAGAACTTTTGAAAAAGTTTCGTTTGTTTCTTTTTCTCGATCCCTGGCAATTTTCATTTCAGCGATCGCCTCATTAGACTCTATTTTAGCTAAATCTACCTGACTTCGTAAAGCTTCAGATTGTTGTTTCGCTTCTATCTCACGTCCTTTTAACTCGAGAAGAGGATCCATACCTGCATTAGCTTGAGCTTGCGCCATAGCTTGTGCTTGACCTGTTACTTGTTGAGTAGCTTGAGCTGCCACTAGAGCTAATTCGTTCATCATTTCTGGAGTCATTTGATCCATAGGTGGTAGTTGTTGACCCATAGCTTGTTCTATTTGTTGTTTATATAGCATAGCTTGATGTTCTTGTATATTTGCACCTATAGCTGACACTGCTGTATTATTGTTAGCTACCATAGGGTTTTGTAAAAATGCACTGTGTGCTGCGATGTATGCTTCATGGTTTTGAAAATCAAACGCTTTTATAGGTGACCCTGTCATTGCTGCTTGTTGATCACTAATAGGGTCTCTTGGCGGAACTTCTACAGGTGGTGGTAATATAGCGTCAATGTTTTTTACTTCTAGAGCTTCATACATTCTTTTATATGCTTCTCTTAAATTATGTATTTGTGGTGCTGCTTGTGCCATTTGTAATTCTTGTTGTGCTAACATAACACGTTGTGACATACTAAATATATTAGGATCACTTACAGGAATAATATCAACACGATCATCAAAGTCCATAGCTTTTATTTCTTGTTGACCGCCTTTTACTGCATACGGATATGCTGGTGGTAGAGTTTTAGCGAATATTTCTGCTAATAATCTAAATTCTTTACGCTGTGCATAGTGTAATCTTTTATGTATAGCTGACATTACCTTAGTACCACGCTCTAACATGGCTACAGTTGTACCTACTGGTAGTTGTTGACTACCTATATCACCAACTTGCATGTCTGCTATACTGGCAAACCTTCTACCAGAGTCAATAAGTACTGTTAGTAACTGACCTAACACGTTAGATGGCTCTTTATAAGGTAAAGGCATCAAT